CAACCCCAGCGCCTGGGGCTACATCCGCCCGATGCTGGAGGAAAACGACGGGTGGGCAACATTTATCACCACACCTCGCGGCAGGAACCACGCCCTTTCGATGTATAACATGGCCAAGGACAACCCGAAGTGGTTTGCCGAGATCAGCAACATTCACGACACGGGCGCACTGACCGAAGAACAGATTGCCGAAAGCCTCAAGGAATATGTGGCGATGTATGGCGAGGACGTTGGTCAGTCTCAGTTCAATCAGGAATATCTCTGCGACTTCAACGCCGCCATCCTCGGCGCGTTCTATGCCCGCGAAATGCTGGCCATCCGCAATGAAGGGCGCATTGACGCCACGCTTGAGGCGCTGCCTGACAGGCCCGTGCATCGCGCTTGGGACATCGGGGTCAGGGACGATACCTCAATCTGGTGGTTTCAGGTGGTCGGCGGCCAAGTGTTTATCCTCGATTGCTACAGCACCAACGGCGTCGGGATTGACCACTATGCCGAGGTCTGCGAACAGCGCGCGGCTGAGAACGGCTGGATCAGCGGGACGGACTTTGTGCCGCATGACGCCAAGGTCAAAGAGTGGGGCACGGGCCGGACGCGGGTCGAGACGATGCAAGGCTTCGGGCTGAAGCCCCAGCTTGTGCCCATGGCGGGCCTTCTAGACGGCATCAACGCAGCCCGGCGCACGCTGCCCTTGTGTGTGTTTCACCCCCGCACCGAGGCGGGCATATCCGCCCTGGAGCAATACCGGCGCGAGTGGGATGACGACAAGAAGACGTTCAAGGCGAACCCGCTGCATGACTTCGCGTCGCACCTTGCCGACGCCTTCCGCTATCTGGCGATGGCATGGCGCACCATTCCGCCCGCGCTGATCCTGCCAGAAAAGCCCGTGCTGCGCACCCTGGACGACATGGTGGCCGCGCCTCTGGCGGTGAAGCGGCGGCGTTGACGCGCGGGCGGGGCTGGGGTATAAGGTTTGCGTGAGCGGCGGCGTCGTGTCACGGCCTTCCACGCTTAATGGATTGGGAAGTTCCCGGTCGCGCGCACCCCGGAAGGCGAGGTCGGGAGGTTGGCGCAATATCCAGCCGTAACCTTGGGAACCCGGACGCCGCAAAGGTTCTGCAGGACCGTCCCGCTCACATTACCCAACCTTGACCCCTAGCCCCCCTTGCGGTATCGTGCCGCAAACCGCAGGGGCGTCCGCATGACCGAGCCAGAACCCGCAGACACCCTTGAGGCGCAGGACGAGCCGAAATCGTCCGACATTCTGCTTGCCGCGATCAAGACAGCCGAAAAGGGCTTTGCGTCCTACAACCAACTGGCACAGAAGATTGACGACCTCTACAGCCTACAGGGGCAGGACATCTTCGCCGATGACCAATCGCAGGACTTTCAGCTATTCTGGTCCAGCCTTGAAATCCAGAAGCCTTCGATCTACTCGCGCCCGCCGATCCCGGTTGTGGCGCCGAAGTTCAAGGACCGTGACCCGGTTATCAGTGTGGCTTCGCAGATGCTGGAGCGGGCACTGATCAGCGCCTTCGATGCCAGCGAAATTGACGAGGTGATGCTGGAAACCCGCGACGATTTGGCCATGAACAATCGCGGGGTTCAATGGCTGTCCTATGAGGACGAGGACGGGCAGAAGGTCTGCATCGAGCATCTGGACCGCACGGACTTCCTGCATGAGCCTGCCCGGAAATGGGCCGATGTGGGCTGGGTGGCCCGTCGGGCATGGATGACGCGCTTGGAGATGCAGGCCCGATTCAAGGGCACGGCATGGGAAAGTGCCAACTTCGTCGTCCGGCACGACGACCGCAACATGGGGTCAGCCGACAACAGCGAAAAGGCGGGCGTCTGGGAAGTCTGGTCCAAGACTGACAACCGCGTGTATTGGGTCACGGATGGCGTTCCGACGATCCTTGACCACGACGAGCCGCACCTGCAGCTATCGCGGTTCTACCCATGCCCACGGCCCGCCTATGGCACCCGGCGCAGGCGGTCCCTTGTGCCGATCCCGGATTATGTGCGGTATGGCAACACGCTGGATCAGATCAGCGAGTTGACGACGCGGGTTTATGACCTGCTGAAGGAAGTCCGGCTGAAAGGGTTCTTTCCGGCTGGTGGCGACATCGGGCAGGCGGTGGAAACGGCCATTGCGGACCAAAGCAGCGCCAGCATTCTGATCCCCGTCCCTGCGGCGGCGTTCATGGGCGCGGCAGGCGGGCAGATGGTGCAGTGGTTGCCGCTGGCCGAGATTGCGACGGCCATTCAAGGGCTGTTGCAGGCGCGCGGGCAGTTGATCCAGGACTTCTATGAAATCAGCGGCATCAGCGACATCATGCGCGGGGCTACGGACGCGGGCGAAACCCTTGGCGCGCAACAGTTGAAGCAGCACAACGGGTCGATCCGGGTCAAGGACAAGGTTGACGAGTTGACGCGGATTGCGGCGGAAACGGCGCAGATTGCGGGCGAAATCATGGCGGAGCATTTCAGCCAGAAATCGCTGATGGACATGAGCCAGATGCAGTTGCGCACCAAGGCCGAAATCAAGAAATCGCTCAACGAGTTGGAAAAGACCGCAGACGCCGAATTGCGCGCCCTTGGGGACAAGGACAAGCAGGCAATGCAGCAGACGCAGGGCCAGCAAGTGCCGCCGGAACAAGCGCAACAGTTGCAGGCGCAGTTTCAGGAGCAGCAACAGGCGATCATCGCCAAGTATGAGCCGCAGATCAAAGCCCTTGGCGAGGAAGTGTCAATCGACGCCGTGATGCAGCTTCTGCGGGACGAGCGGACGCGCGGCTTTGTGATCGAGATTGAGACGGACAGCACGGTTCTGACGGACGATATGGCCGAGAAGTCCAGCCGGGCCGAGTTCCTGAGTGCCTTCAGCACGGCATCTCAGGCGGTTGTTGGCCTGGCACAGGCTGGTCCTTCCGGGGCTGAATTGGGCGGCGCGCTGGTCAAGTTTGCGCTGGCACCGTTCCGCGTCGGGCGCGAAATGGACGCGCAGATTGACAAGTTTGCCGAGGAAGCCGCCGCGATGGCAGGGCAACAGGGCGATGATGGCACGGCGGCGTTGGCTGAGGCGCAGGGCAAGCTGGCCGAGGCCGAGATGCAGAAGGCACAGGCGCAGATGGCCAAGGTGGAGGCTGATACGGTTCTCAAGCAAGCGGAAGGCCAGCGCAAGATGATGGAAGCGCAGGCCAAGGCGCAGGGCGATCAGGGCAAGTTGCAACTGGAAATGATCAAGCTGCAACAGGCCGCGACGGCAGGCAACATCAAGGGCCAAGAGGCGCAAGCCCGCGTGGACATGATGAAGGCCCAGACCATGAAGCTGCTAACCGAGGCGGGCGTCATGCTTTCGGAACAGCAGTTGAACGAGTTCAACAGCCTTGCTGACATTGAGTTGCGCAAGAATGGGCAGGCCATGGACGCGGCCAAGCCTGCGATGGAGACGGGTGAGGCTGGTGAGGGGCCGGAAGACGACGACGATGCCGAAGAAGCCCCCAAGGGCGTGACCACCAACGCGGTCATGGAAGGCCTGCAGATGCTGGGGCAGATGATGGCGCAGCAGAGTGCCATTCTGGCGCAAGTGGCGTCGGCGGTTTCTGCACCAAAGGAAATCGTGCGCGGCCCTGATGGGCGGGCGATGGGCGTCAGGGTGGTGCAATGAGCACAATCGTCACCCGCGCGGGCAAGGGAAGCCCGCTCACCCACAATGAGGTTGACGCCAACTTCACCAATCTGAATACGGACAAGCTTGAGAACAACGCGACATTCAACTCGCTGGCGCGGGCGCAGACTGAAGCTGCCCTGATTGCAGGGGCCAACGTCACCATCACACCAGCCGGATCGGGTGCAACCCGAACGCTCACCATTGCGGCTTCTGGTGGCGGTGGCGGTGCCCCTCAAATCATGTCATGGATGATCTAACATGCTTATTCTCGCTTCCACCTCGGACATCGTGCGGGTCGTCACGGCCCAAGCTGCGCAGATTGAGGTCCATGCGTCCTATGTGGATTGGAACGGGTCTGCGGTAACGCCGGGCCGGACAAATACCCCTCACATCACCACGGCCACCACGACAACGGTTGTCGCGGCCCCTGGCGCAAGTGTGCAGCGAAACGTCAAGCACCTGAACATCACGAACGACCATGCTTCGGCGTCTTGTGTTGTCACCGTGGAGCATTTCGACGGCACCACGGCAATCGAGTTGATGTCCTTCACCCTTCTGCCGGGTGAAAACATGATCTTCAGTGAAGAGGGACGTTGGACGCACCGCGACGCAAACGGGGCTGAGTATCCGCCCGCTGGCAAGGGCGCATACGACGGCTACCCCGTGGTGTTCATGAAGACCAGCACTTCTGCTGACGTGGCGGGCTGCTGGTATGGCACATGGAAGGACGCTGGCTTTCCGGGCGCATGGGCACCGGGAACGCCGGGCGTCAATGGGCGCGTGACAGACGGGACCACTTCGACGGACTTTGGCTGCTTGCCGATCAAGGCGCCGGGAACGGGGGCAAATTACCTGACCGAGTTGACGATGGGCGCAAGCGTCAACCACTCGCACCTGTTCTTCGATGTGCTTTGGATCAACTCGGGCCTGACAGTCACCACGACCACGGCGCAGTCGATCACCACGCCGACGCTTCCGGCAAGGGACGTGAACGGAACGACAGCCGGCGAAGGCCTGATGATCGGGCTTATGTTCACCGCCGCTGCAACGAACGCTGCGGCTATCGCCAACTCAACGGTCAGTTACACCAACTCCGAAGGAACCTCGGGCCGCACCGCCACGCTCTCGGCCATTGCCGGGTCGCAAATCCCCGCCACGCCGGTCATTGGCACGATGGTTTGGTTCAACCTGCAGGCTGGCGATAAGGGCGTGAGGTCCATCCAGTCCATCACCTTGGCAACGTCACTCGTCACCGGGTCTATCTCGCTGTTCATCGCCCGCGACCTTGCAAATATCGGCACATCGCTGGTGAACGTCCAATTCACCCGCAAGCTGAGCGATCCCGGTGTCAGGCTCTACAACGGCACCTGCATGCTGCACTGCATTCTGGCCTCGGCCACCACGGCGACCTTCTTCAACGGCGAACTGACGGTGCAAGAGAAGTGAGGCTGCCGGTCTGATGGATTGCTACGTCGCAGATGGCTATTGGGACATCGGATACACCGAATCCGACATCTGCGTCATTGTGCCTACTGGATCACCGGGCGGCGGCGGCACCGTTGCCAAGGCACCAGACCCGATCCGGCCCAATCGCCGGGCGCAAGTGCGAGATGCGCTTGAGAACCAGCTAGACAAGGCCCAGCGCGCAGACGAGCCGGTCATTGAAGCCCCGAAGCCGGTCAAGAAGCCCAAGCGGGCAGCGCCTATTGCGCCGACTTTGACAGCAGACACGACATTGGGTATCATCCGCGACATCGAGGCGCGCGTTCAGGCCGCGATTGATGCGGAAGCCACGGCGCAAGCCCTGGCACAGGCCGAAGCCTTGGCGATGGAACTGGCGTGGATTGCCGAGGACGAAATGGACGTTGAACTGCTGTTGCTGGCAATGTGAGGGAAAGAAAATGCCTGTCGTCATCGCCGCAAACGGTTTCGGAATCCCGGTCACGGACGTTGCCTCTGGCGCGCCTTTGGCCATCATCTCTGCCAATGGATACGGCATCCCCATCGTCTTGGTCGCTTCGGGCGGAATCCCGATGGT